CGGCGTGCCAAGCGGGCTGATCAATGACCGGCGATAGTCCCCGCGGCCGGCGAAATTTCTTGCCTATCTCCGCGCGCCAGGGTCAGCCACCATGACCCCCCATGACCCTGGCTATCCCCGACACCGAACCGCTTTCCATCCGCGCCGGCGACTCCCTTGCCTGGTCGCGCTCGCTCCCCGAGTACTCCGCCGCTGACGGCTGGACACTCAAATACCGCATTCTCTGGACAACGGGCAGCAGCCCGGCCAGCTTCTCGGCTGCCGGCGTCGGCACGCAGCACACCGTCAACCTCGCCGCGGCCGTGACGTCCGCGTGGGCCGCTGGCCGCGCCACGCTGTTTGTGTTCGTCGAGCGCACCATTGCCGGACCGGCAACTGAACGCGTCTCGCTCGAAACCAAAACGATCGACATCGCGGCCAACCTCGCCACCGCGACCACCTTTGACGGCCGCAGCGCCAACGTCAAGGCGCTCGACGACCTCAAGGCCGCCATGGCCAGCTACTGCACAGCCGGACATGGCCCTGTCGCCGAGTACCAGATCGGCGACCGCCGCATGAAATTCCGCAGCACCACCGAAATTGCCGAGCTCATTGCCTACTACGAGCGCCAAGTCGCGCTTGAGCGAGGCGGACGGCGAGCCGTCTATTACCGCGGCTGACCAGGAGCCCCCGACATGCGCTTCCTCGACCTCCTCGCCAAGCCATTCCGCCGCGCGCCGCGCGAAACTGCCCCGGGCCGCACCACGTGGATTGACGGCCTCAACATCCTCGCCACGCCTTTCCGCCGCCCGCCGCGCGAAACTGCAGCCGATCGCGCCGCGTGGATCGACGGCGCCGTGCGCAACGTCGCCGCGCAGTCTCACCAGGCGAGACTGGCCAGTCTGCGCACTGCCTCGCGCAGCTTCGAGGCTGGCGAGACGCCGGCATGGGTCTCGTCCTGGGCGACTACCGCCGCCGGCATCAACGAGGATTTGCACAACCAACTGCCGACGATGCGCGCCCGCTCGCGCAACCTCGCGCGAAGCAACGAATGGGCCAAGCGCTACCGGGTTCAACTCGTCGACAACGTGCTTGGCTCCGCCGGAATTCGCCTGCAGATGCGCCTGCGCCAGGCCGCGCGCGGCCGGCAGCAAGCCGCCGGCACCGCCCCACTCGACAGCGAAGCCAATGCGCTCCTCGAAGCCGCGTGGACCAGGTTCGGCAAGCGCGGCAATGGCGAAGTCTCCGGCAAGCTATGCTGGAAAGAAATCGAGACCCTGATGCTGTGGTGTCTCGCGACAGACGGCGAAATCCTCTACCGATTCCGCCCCGGCGCCGGCCCGTTCAGGATTCAGCTCCAACTGCTCGACCCCACGCTGCTCGACGTCACCGTGCGCCGCGAGTACCAGGGCCGCCGCGTGCGCATGGGCGTCGAGATCGACGACGACGGCAAGCCGGTGGCGTACTGGCTGCGCGCCGCGAAAGCCGGCGACCTTGGCATTGACTCCAGCACCGTCGGCGCGCATGTGCGCATCCCCGCAGAGCAAATCCGCCACCGCTTTCTGGTCGAGGAAGTCGACCAGATTCGAGGCGTCCCGCAGCTCGCCGTCGGCGCGCGCCGCCTGCACATGCTGCACGATTTCGAGGACGCCGCCGCCGTCGCCTGCTCGAACAGCGCCAAGCGCCTCGGCTTCTTTGTCAGCCCGAGCGGAGACGCGCCGCCCGGATTCGCCGATCAGATCGTGTCATCCGTCCTCGATGCCGCGCACGCCGCCGGCAAGGTGCTCACCCCGGACGAAATCCAGCAGATCACCGCCAGCGCCGAGAAATACACCACCACCGTCCCCGGCACCTTCGATACCGTGCCGACCGGCTACGATTTCCGCCAGTACGACAGCCCCTGGCCAAACATCGACTCGACAGAGTACGTCAAGAGCCAGGTGCGCGGCTGGTCAGCCGCTCAGGGCGCCTCGTATGTGTCGATCGGCAACGACCTCGCCGACGTCAATTACAGCTCGGCGCGCGTCGGCATTCTCGACGAGCGCGAGCACTACAAAGAGCTTCAGTCCCGCCTGATTTCCTGGCTGCACGAAGACGTTTTTGAAACCGTGCTCCCCTACCTCGCCGCGGCGACTCCCGGCCTGCAAGTCTCGAGAATCCCCGACTACCTCGCCGCCGCCACCTGGCAGGCGCGCCGCTGGCAGGGTATCGACCCGGTCAAGGAATCGCAAGCCGACGAGACAAACTTGCAAAACGGCCTGACCTCGCGCAGCCGAATCATCATGTCGCGCGGCGAAGACCCAGACGAGATCGCCGCCGAGCGCGCCGCCGATGTCGACCTGTTCGGCCCGCTGCCGACCGCCACGGCTGGCGCCGCCGCCATGGCCGCCGACCCGGCCGACCCAGCCGACCCGGCGGACAGCAAGCCGGCCGGCGGATCCCCGCGGCGAAATTTCTTGCCTAGTTCCCACCTGCGTCCCGTTTGACAATCCCGCCATGACGACCGAAACCGCCGCCGCCCCATTGTCTGCCGCCACCGCCACCGCCACCGCCACCGCCCCCGCCCCCGCCAACGCCGCGCCGGCGCGCTCGCGAGTCGACGGCGCGCTGCATCGGCACCTGCCCGCCACGCTGTCCGTGCGCGAGATCGCCGACCGCGCTGCCGGCGACAATCGCTTGCACCTCACGCTGTCGGTGTCGTCCGAAATTCCGTATCTCCGTGATTCCGGATGGGAAGAGCCGTGGGTTGAAGTGCTCGGGCATGGCGCCGACGAGGTAGACCTGTCGCGCCTCAATGATGGCGCGCCCGTCCTCGCCAACCACGACCGATATACCGCCGTTGGCGCCACGCCGCTGGCCGGAATTGGCGTCGTTGACCGGACCTGGCTCGACGGCGGCAGGCTGTACGCCGACATTACCGTCAGCGGCCGCGATTCGCTCGCCGACCTACGCCAGGACATTGTCGACGGGCTGGTGCGCAACGTCTCCATCGGCTACCGGATTGAGGAGCGCATCCCGACCAAGGTCGTTGCCGGCGGACCGACAGAATACCGAGTCACCCGCTGGTCCCCCCACGAGGTTTCGCTTTGCGACATCCCCGCCGACGCCTCTGTCGGCATCGGCCGCGCCGCGGACGGCGCCGCGCCAACCCAACATCGCATCATCGCTATCGACCCACCGCCCGCCGAGGGCGCCACCACCAGGAGCCACACCATGGACCAAGCCACCGCCCCGGCGACCGAACCCGCCGTTACCAGCAGCACCAGCCGGCAGCCGGACGGCATCGAACTCGAACGCGCCCGCGTCCGCGAGATCACCGCCGTCGGCCGCCAATGGGATGTTCCCGACCTGGCCGAAAAGGCCATCGACAGCGGCATGGATGCCGACGTCTTCGCCACGCGCGTTCTCGCCCACCTCAAAGACACCGGGGCGCTGCGTGTTGCCGAATCGCCCGAGATCGGCCTGAGCACCAAGGAAGCCGAATCGTTCAGCTTCTGCCGCGCCATCCTCGCCGCCAGCGACCCGCACCACGCCGCCACGCTCGCCCCGTTTGAAATGGAGTGCTCGCGCGCCGCCCAAGACAAACGCGGCGACTCGCGCGACAAGATCCGCGAAAGCGCGTTGACCATCCCGGCGGACGTGCTCGTGCGCGGCATTCAGCTCAACGCCGCCGCGTCCCGCAGCGCGCAGTCGCTGTTGCTGCAGCGCGCCAGGTACGGCGGGGGCAATCGTGGCCACCTGATCGGCCAGCGCGACCTGACTGTAGGCTCATCCACGGCCGGCGGCAACCTGGTCGCCACCGAGGTTCTCGGCAGTGACTTCATCACGCTCCTGCGTAACGCCATGGTGCTGGAGCGGCTCGGCTGCACCTTCCTGACCGGCCTGAACGGCAATATCGCCATCCCCAGCCACACCGCCGCGGCGACTGGCTACTGGGTAGCGGAAAACGGCGCGCCGACCGAATCGGCGCAGACCGTCGGCCAGGTGACCGGCTCGCCCAAGACCGTCGGCGCCTTTGTCGACTACTCGCGCCGCCTGCTGCTGCAAAGCTCCATCGACGTCGAGGCTTTCGTGCGCGCCGACCTCGCCGCCGTCATCGGTCTCATGGTCCAGCTCGGCGCCATCAACGGTGCTGGCGCCTCGAACGAACCGACGGGCCTGCTCAATACGTCCGGCATCGGCTCCGTGGCCGGCGGCACCAACGGCCTCGCGCCGACCTACGGCAACATCGTCGACCTGGAAAGCGCCGTGGCCAACGCCAACGGCGATGTTGGCAGCCTCAAGTTCCTGACGAATACCAAGGTGCGCGGCAAGCTGCGCCAGACGCAGGTGTTCCCGAGCACAAATGGCGATCCGGTTTGGACATCGCCGCCAGGGTCGCGTGGCGACGGCAACGTGATCGGCCATGAGGCAATTTGCAGCAACTCGGTCCCGTCCAATCTCGTCAAGGGATCCAGCGGCTCGGTGTGCTCCGCGATCATGTTCGGCAACTGGATCGACCTCGTGATTTTCATGTGGGGCGGTCTCGACATCATGCTCGACCCCTACACCGGCAGCGCGGCAGGAACCAAGCGCGTGGTGGCCCTGAAGGACGTCGACGTTGGCGTGCGCCATACCGGCAGTTTCGCGGCGATGAAGGATGCGCTGACCACGTAATCGGTTCCCCGCCAGCCAGACGACCACGGCGCCGATTCGTCGGCGCCGGCCAAACCCCAAGGACACCCCATGAAAATCCTCATCATCGAGCCCACTCTGATCAACCACGGCGACGACCTTGGCGGTCAGCATGCCGACATCGGCATCACCGACGCCCCCAAGGACGCCGCCCGCGCCGTCGTCCTCGCCGGCAAGGCGCTCTACGTCAGCCGCACCGACGACCCGAGCAAGACCGGCACGCACACCGCCACGGCGGAAGAAGTGAAGGCCGCGCAAGCCGCCGCCAAGGCGCAAGGCGCCGCCAAGGCGCAAGCCGCCGCCAAGGCGCAAGCCGCCGCCGACTGATTTTTGCGCCGATAGCACAGACCACCCCG